TCAAACACCGCTCAGCAAAATTATCAGTATCTTCCAAACCTCATCTAGCACAACTGGAGGTAGCACTATCCCAAACAGTGCCAGTACTGGAATCACGACCACGTTGTAAACCACGATCCCAACAAAAACATAGGCAATGTAATGCTTCCAGTTGTTGTCTTGTACCTTGCCGCTAGTCTGCCCTTCTGCTTTAGTACTGTCACCTGTTGCTGTTGCTGTACCTGTATTATGTTTACCTGTCAGTAAACCAGCCAGCTTACTGATCAATCCCTTCACTAACTCAATCATGTTAAGTCCTCCAATAGTCCTCTGATTTTTTGCATATGCTCCTTATCCATTCCTGCTGTGAATTTGAATTTCGCCATCAGTGCTTTATTCAAACTGCCCCACTGAGAACACAACATACAAATAAGTGCTGACTCACAATGCAATGCTTCGGCGTATGTTGGATAACACGCTAGGATGCTCTTTTTAAATGGTTCACCCGCTTCGATCATTCCATTCACTGATTTACTGGAACTGGTGTAATCGTTCCAGTTTGACTGTTTAGAAGTACTTTTAATCTCTGAGACATTTTTAACTGACTTCCATACTCGTTTCTGGCCGATATAGAATTCACCGCTGTTAGGAAACTGAATTATGTAGACGAAACACGCTGTTTCTTCTGGGATGAAATCTTCATCTCTGTACCACATTGCCCATTTCATATCTTGTTCGTCATTTGACGCCATTTTTTACCTTCCTTGATAAATAAGTTCATACACATATTTATGAGGAAACATCAAAATGAGCATCGAAACAGAAGTTCTGGCACTATTGAAACAACTTGAAGGAACCAAACAATACCAGACCAAAATGAAGTACTTCAGAAATGGTATGTTCCATATCTATAAAGATTCAGAAGGTTTTGAAACCATCGGGTACGGTCATCTGGTTAAACAAAGTGAACGTAGTAAGTTCGTGAACGGAATTACAGAACAGCAAGCCGATCAATTACTCCTGGTCGATTACCAGAAAGCGAAACGTGATGCTGATTCATTCAATCTGGATTTACCGGAACGTTGGAATGCATTAGTTTCTATTCTCGTATTCCAGTTGGGTAAAGCTGGTTACTCTAAGTTCCTGAAACATCTTACAGCATTAAAGAACCGAAATTATGCAACTGCGATTGCAGAACTGAAAAACAGCAAGTTGTACCAACAGACCCCGAACCGTATCGATCAATTACTGTACTGGGTAACAAACTAAAACAACAAAGGCCAGCTATTATGCTGGCCTTAGTTGTTTTTCATGCTGCAATTCTAAAATGGTCAATACGCGGGAAAGTTTCACATCAATTTCGTTGATTTTCATCTGAACATTTTTCAGTTCGCTTTCTAATACAACCTGCTCATTTTCAATCTTGTCTAAACGTTGTTTCAGTAACTTCTGTTCAGATTGCAAGTCTGCAATGCGACGTTCCAGAGCCTCTGTATCCTGTTTAAACTCACGGTATCGTGTAAATGCAAATCCCAGTACTGCCACGGTCGCACTTACACCCGCAATTAATGTTCCTGTAATCATCATACGCAAATCCCGAGAAACAGACTTAGCGTAACGATTGTCCATAATGGCAAGCCAACAGTATGCAGTGCAGCCAGTGATACTACGGCTGCTGCATAGATGCCAAACTTGATTAATTTTTCTTTATCCATGTTATTATCCTCTCTCAATTGTACTGAGAGTATTTATTATTTTTACTCTAAAAACGCCTGTTTTAACTGCACCAGGTAGTACTGAATATTCAACCCCTTCACGAATAACTTGTATACATCGATTACCTGCACCTCGTATACATCATCGTAATATTGCCAGTTCACAATATCACCACGATTCAGTACTGGCATCTTGTCATCCATGAATGCAATGTTCATGAAATCATGCCCCATGACATCTACCCCATAACCGTTAAAGTACTTCGAATCGATGAACGCCTGATTAAATGGAATATTACACATCAGTACTTCATGACCGTCTAATGTGATGTTTTCTGTTACGTCTTCGCTGAAATGCTGTTGCATTAGTTTCTCCTGAATATGAATGTGCCTTTCATATTATTTATTATTAGCCTCGCTTTCTGTTCAGTTTCATCAAAGAAGTCATATATCATCTTGCGTTTCTTCCTTTCATACTTACCGATTACTCGCTTGTCGCGTTTTTTCTTTTTCAGACTGGTATCGATTAAGTATTTCTTGCCGTTCTGTTCAACTACCTTATATTTCTTACCCATCTGGGTATGCAGTCCTGCAATGTTGCCTTGTGCAGTCATACGAGCGTTAGCAGTTGGAATAATTTTGTTAAACGTTGCCGGGTCATCTGTCAGTACTGAACGCAGATACGCAGCCTGTGAACCACGTACAATGATTTGGTTAGTCCTGATCCCATTACCATACTGAATGAAATTGAAGAATATCGCCCGTTTGGTGAAGTTAACCGCCCCGCCATCGACACTATTAATAATGTCATCCTGAATCTGTTTCGATAATGCACGGCATCGTTTTGTTAATTCTGATTGAAAATCGGTGATAAACATTTTGCCCTGACTATTCAGTACTCGTACTGCATCGGCGGGAGTTGTCCCCCGCCTGAATTCTCCTGATATCATTTTTGTTCCCTTATGCTCTACCTACAATAACCGTTAAATCAGGCCCGTTGTATGTAAGTAAACTCCCATTTGAACGTAACTGAATCGTTAGTGTTACCGCTACGCCTGCTGGGATTGTCATTGATACAGAACCGACACTAACATCACTCTCCAGACCTCTGGCAGATATATTTGCACCGCCTAATATATTTCCATTCGCATATATACTAACAGCACGTGTATTAGTTGTTTCACGCGGAGGGGTAAATGTGCCATCATAACCACCCTTTACAGTCACAGGTATACACGGAATTGTCAGAACACGGGAAAACTGTGATTCTGCTGGAATTGTAATACCGCCCGCCCCTAATAAAAACATACGCATGATATCACCCTGAATGCTGTTTGCTTTCAGATTATCAATGGTACAGTTAACGAAAGTACCATTAGTGAACGACCCACCTGATGCATTTACATTCCCAGAAAATGAACCACCCGAGGCATATACTGTCCCGGAGAATACTCCTGATTCGGCATATATGACGCCGCGAAAATAGCCGCTATTAAAATAGCTTGTACCATCCTTACGGATACACCAACCCTGCCCACCATCAGAAGGCCAGGCGTCATTCCAGTTAGTTGAACTAATCTGATAACCAATTTTTGCGTTATTGATCGAACCGTCCTGAATTTTGGCAGTACTGATACTCGCATCGGCAATGTGTGCCTGTCCAATACTGGCATTAGCAATCATTGCACTGTTGATGTAAACGGTATTGTTCTGTACTGCAAAGGGGATTACCGGGTTAGATACCGCACCAGATGTTTTAGCCGTGATAATTTTAAAATCGTCTGCCACGAAATAAACAGCACTGGCTTTTGTATTTGCATCTGCATAGATACCCATACCTGCAATAGTACCGTTAGCGTTTACTTTCAATTCGTAATGGCTATTAACGGTATTTTTCAGTGCATCGATATTGGTAGTCATGGCAGTACTGACACTGCTGATAGAACCGTTCAGTTCAGATTTTGCCTGAGTTAATGCGGTTGATTGAGCCGTATCTTTAGACGTGATAGTACTGTTCAGCGTCGCAACCTGAGACGTAATATTATTGTTAATCGATGAAACCTGTGCATTCAGTGCTTGTGTCTGTGCTGTATCTTTAGTTGTGATAGTACTGTTCAGTGTTGTGACTGCTGCACTGATATCTGTAGCTGTTTTACTGGTCAACTGGGTAATGCTGGTCGCGTTTGCTTTATCACCGTCTGTAATGGCCTTATTCAGCGTAGTGACCTGTGCTGATAAATCCGCTGCTGTAGTCGCCTGTAAATTAGTGATAGCAGTGGCGTTAACCTTATCACCATCAGAAATCAGTGTTTTGGTTGCCGTTTCACTGGCACCGATTTTAGTTGTGGTATTGATATTGGCCTGACTAACGGCGTCATCAATAGCAGTACTGATCTTGTCGTCCAGATGAAGGAAATCATTCAGTGACTGTTCATCCTGTGCTGACCAGTTAACCTTACTTTGCAAATCAACATACACCCCCGCCGTATAGATGATCGAATCCTGGCCGAACTCGTCATAGGCTCCAGCTCGAACATAGTACTTGCCATCAGCGATAGGGAATGAATGCATGAACGGACTGTTAGTACCGAACCCTTTCAGGTTCTGCGTGAAAGTACTGTTCGTAGCAACCTGCACCAGTACACCCGCAAAATCAGTAGCCGATGCTTCAGGGCTGTTGTAGGCAACGAAAATAGACTCATAGCCTGCGTTAGCCGTGAACCCGGTCAATGCTGGGCATTGTGGGTTAGTCACTGTGATACGTGCTTCTGCACTGTAGATACTGCTGTTATGACCCCATGCCACAACACCGAAAGTACGGGTACGACTGAGCGTATCCAATTTGTTCATTGCATACGTATACGTGAATTGGTTCGCCTGGATGAAGTATGAACGCTTCTTAACCATGCCAGTGTCATACACAATGATTTCGTACTTGTTGAAATAATCGCTGAACGGCTTCCCGTTCACGTTCAGGTATGACTGATTGTCCCACCCGATAACAAAATCAAGTGCGTCTGTAGTATTGGCAGTACTGCCACGGTTGATCAGATTCAGGCCAGTAATGGCAGGCAGGGTAAACGCGAAATCAGGTACAACACCGTTCTGTGTCACCTTGTCGGACACAATGCCGAGGTTGTTGAATGCTGCTACTGCAAAATCGTACTGTACCCCTGTTGTGAGGCCGTATAGCTCGTATGAAAGTACATACTGGTTCGTGCTGCCGCCATAAGTCCAGGTTTGCGTACCTGTCTGACGGTAGTACACGTAGTAACCACGCAAATACTGATCGATACTGGCTGACCATGAAAGTACTACAGTCTGCCCCTGATTAGTTGCCCCCTTCTTAACTACTGTGAGGTTTGACGGTGGCAGTACTGCTACTGGTTTCGGTAATGTACCTTCCCAGCCATACATCGGTACGTCTACGCCTTCATAAATGCCCTGGAAGTACTCAACACATTGCAACTGAACCATGCCGATACTGTCGGTATTCGTGCTAATCGATTTACCCGCTACCCTGAACAGCTTATTCTCGTAACCATGTTCCGGGAAGTTAACGGTAATAACATCCCAAACGGCGATATCCCAGCCACTGTCAGTACTGAAACTTATTGTATTGTGTGAGTACTTGCCTTTCAGCAATTCAATGTTAATCAGGTGTTCAACCTGGTCTTTGTCATATACCCATGAATAATCCAGACTCTTAGCAATAATCAATCCGTCACTGGTTAATACATCACTTGCAGGAATATCTGACGGAATACGTAAAATATCATCACTGTAATTGTTCGTGGTGTTCTTCCAGGTTGCATCAATGGTGTTAAAATAGTCACTGATACCACTTGTAGTACTGACAAATTCACCGAAAATTGTTGATTCGTCAAATGTCTGTACTGATAGTGCCGGAATATCTACAGTCAAATACAATTTACCACAATGAATACTGGTAATACCGCCAAATGTCATCAGCATCTTTTCTATATTTGATTTATATGTGGACTGATAATCAATAGCACCATTACTATACATCTGATAACGGGTACAGTACTGTGCCGCTGTCTGGAATGATGCAATATCAATATTACCAGGACTGACACCAAGCCCATATTCCGTATTGGTCACATAGTCGTATAACTGGTTTACGGGGTTATTGCTGACAATCATAGTGCCTGACACTAAATCGTAAATCTTTTTACCAGAACATTCTGCCGTTAATACGTAGTTATCATTGACAAGTAAGTTATCTTCTAATGACTTTTGGGTTTTCTTTATAACGGTATAAATCTGTACAATCCCGTTACCTTTGAAAGTACTGTTATTCCATTGTGAACCTGCGTAAGTTCCCGCTAATACTTTACCCGCTGTGTAATTAGGCTTACCAAAATAAACTTCCAATTGCAGAATATCACGGTATTTCGCATCGATACTGGTATTCGGTACTACACCTTCAACAGTAACAGGACTTGTCAGTACTGGTTCGTCATCAATCCAGATTTGACTAATCTTGTTAATCTCCCCCATTGCAAGAGCATGGCTGGTAAACAGGTACTGACTGCTGTTGTTCTGCACGTTGTACCAGTTAACGATACTGCCGCATTTCACCTTTTCACCGTACAAAATTGGTATACCCGATTGTGGGCTGGTCGAACGGCTGAGAGTAGTAGCACTGTCTGTATGAGCTGTAATACCCGGCATCTGTGACAACATCGAGGTCGCCACTAAGGACGCTGCTCCTGCACCTGCCCCCCATGCAGCGGCGGCTGTGAGGCTTGCCCCGCCTGTATAAACGGCTGCTGCAACTGCAACCGCCGTAACAAGAGCACCAATGATACCTGCACCTGTAATTTTACCACCCATTATTCACCCCCTACCGTACCTGCGTTAGGAGTGATCCGGTAAAATTTCCAGTCATGTAACCAGGGCAGTACTGCAACATTGAATCCAGTACTGTCAGCATTCAATGCGACGTACTTACCATCCAGTACTACAGAACCGTGAATACCATTTATCATGATGTCACCGAACACTGGCTGAACGACCTGTACGCCATGCTTCTTACAGATCTCTTCCAGTGAACCCACTTCGTGTTTAGTGAACAGTTTCTGACCTGCCTTAATGGTTTTGTATTTGCCCATAGCCAGATCGGTATATGCAGTACCGCATACCTGATCGATAACTCTCAGTACCAGAATATTGCAATCATTTTGGCCTAACTGGAATTCAGTACTAATAGTTTCCTGAGCAATGTTGTGAATTTTAATTATATTGTTTCTCATTTCTTATACTTCCATGTTTGCTGAGAGTTAATTTTTCCGAGTAGTGAAAAGTACGCATCATTTTTATGTGTACTTTGATGCACTGAGTTGGCGGCTAAAGTACGTTGCTGTACGTCCAGTTTCTTCCAGATACTGTTAACGCTTACTGTTAATTCGTTCTTGATATCATCGTTATTTGATACCGATTCAAAATAATCAATATAGCCACTGAACATTAATGAATTATCGAGTACCGTAGCGTTTGCAGGATTCAGTATTGTCAGCCATAGATTAACCTGTGCGTTTTTCAGACCGCCAGATAATGCCAGTGCCTGGAATGCCTGTGATACATTGCTAACCTTGAAAGACATTGAGTCGTTACTAATATCTTTCTGTTCACTGAACGAACCAAAACTGTCATTAATGAAGTCCGGGAAACTGGTGTATAAATTACCGCTGATACTCAGATCGATATAACCATCATTTAGATGTAGTGCCTGAACTCCAGATCCTTGAACTGGAAAGATATCAACACATTTAACCGTTACGCCTAATTGCATAACTTCTGATACTGTTAGCTGGGTTTTATTACCGCCTCTGGTAATGTTCCAGTACTGTAATAATGCCGGATTGGTAAACACTGCCTGATTCATTACAGTGCCTCCGTTGCTTTAACTTGTAGACTGATAATATTTGTTGATTGCAGATTCAGGTCACAATCCACATCAATAATAAATGCCCCTGTAATGCCCTGATAACGGATTATTTCACCTGCCTGTACGTTCTGACGTAATGCCGGAAAGACGGTAATAGAGGTGCCTGTATTGGCAATAATGCGATGAATTTTAGTGCTGTTCTGAAAGGTAACTAACGTACCTACTTCCAGTACATTACTGTTACAGGGAATGACCGTACCGCCTTTATTAACGGTTGCAGTACTGGATACTGTATTAAATTGATTGCCTGTATACTGGCTGTAATAACCTAAATCTGTACTGAATGGTCTTCCCTGTGAGTACTGGGCGATAAAGTTCAGTACCTCTTGTCTGTCTGCCTGATTGAATTGAATATTAAATGAAATCTGATAGTACTGAATACCTGTACTGCGTCGGATTTGTGCACCCGTCCAGCTCTTATTTGAATAGGCGGGTTCGGTACTTTGTAACTTGAAGTCACTTATCTTGATATTGTTTGAAAATAAACCCATGATGTTCTCCTGATTTAAAGTATTTATCAGGAAAAGAAAAAGCCAGCGTGAATGCTGGCTTTTGGTATTACGTATTTCTGGTCTGTGCTGCTCGTACTGCCTGCATCACGTTATTTGAATGCTTTTTCAGCATGGTCTGAAATTGCTGATCGGTAATTTGACCACCGCCATTAACCACTAACGGGGCATTAATTACAGTCTGACCAGTACTGTTATTATCCTGCTTATCCTGCTGTTTCAGGAATTGAGTTAAATCACGGTTGTTATCATTGTTCAGAACACGTTCACCCGCTTTCAGAACCCATGTTGATTCATCATTACCACCCAGTTTAGGTACTGAATCAATACCGCTGTGTGCCTGCCCCTGAATCTGTGTACCACGTGCAGTACTGATAATTGACGCCCCTAAACTTGCCACCTGTGCATAGTTGGCAAAGTTAGCAGGCCACGGCGTAGCCATTGCGTTTGCCAGTGCTTCTTGTATCTTCATAACGATGTTGGCAATACTGATCGATTTACCAACGATAAACGCCGCCTGAGCCGCTTTATTACCTTTGCCTGCAACACCTTCAAGCATAGTACCGATGTTCATTGCAGTATCTGCAAATGTCTGTATCTGCAACTGGCTATTCTGGCGTTCTACCTGTGCGGCTTTATTATTATATTTTGCAGTCAAATCAGCTTTACGTTTTTCAAATTGCTCTTTAGAAATTAACTTGTCGGCATAAAGTTGTTCATCAACCTGAATTTCAAAATCACGCTGCTTGTATATTTCGTCCTGTTGTCTTTTGATGGCATCCTGATTACCGAAAGGATTACTTTCATCAACTAATCCAGAGCGTACATCCTGTGCAGATAGCATTTTCTGGATATGTTCAGGAGTAATATTTTGCGTATTACCAATACTCAACGCTGCCAGGTTTTCAGATAATTGTTTAGGATCGGATGCTTCCAACATTTCAGTAATAATACGTTTACTACCTTCTAAACGAGCCTGCTCTTGTCTTGCGATGATTTTAGTTTTCTGTTCTTCATTAAGATTTAAAGTACTTAATGATTCATCCAGTTTTTTACGTAGCTCGTTCTGAGTGTAATTATATTGAAGTACTTGCTGTTCTGCTGAGTTTTTACCCAGTTGAGACATTACCTGATTCAGATTAATACGTGCCTGAATTTGTTTCTGCTCAAGCTGTTTAGCGTCTGCTGCGGCTTTTTTGGCAGCATCTTCCGCTTTCTTTTCACCTTCTGGGTCTTTAAGTTTATAGGGTTTAGTACTTACAGTTTTCGGTGCAGTTTTTGGTACTGTACTATTTGAGTACTGATTTTTACCCCATTCATCAGGCAGTGCATGATAATCACCCAGTGAGGCAAAGTCATATGCAAAACGTTTCAGGTTTCCACCCATCTGATCGAATGATGGTAATTTCCATTCACCTGCAAAGATGTTACGTAATTCATTGAGTGCTTCAATTACGGGTAATAATGCATTAACACGTAGTTCCTGGAAGTTACGATCCAACTGGGCAATATTCTGTTCGTATGCTGCATATGCCTGTGCTGTTTCAGTAGTGATTCCGGCGTGCTGCTTTTCAATTGCATTGATTGCTTCAACTTCTGATTTGTACTGTCTCAGTACTGGCAGAAGTTTTGAACTATCTGAGGCGATACTTTCCATGGCGTTTGTGATCTCAGCATTCGATTTACCCGCTTTTTGCAGTTCGTAGAATGTTTTGATGATCATCTTGATACCACCATCGGCATCATTAATATACTTGACAAATCCCTGAAGATTAATCCCCCATTTCTTGAGATCGGCACCGAATCCGCTCTCGCCGTCACGGAAAAAATCACCCATATGATCAAGGGCATCTTTGTTGAAATCGCTGAATTTGTCATATTCAATATTCAGTGAACCAAAAGCCCCTTGTAGCTTCTGTAGCTGCTCTACGGTCATACCAGAACTGTATGAAGCATCATTCAATACCTTCACATAGTCACTGGCTGCATTTACCTGACTGATTGTAATAGCTGTTAATGCACCGAACCCTGCACCTACAGCAAGTAGCCCTGTGTTCATCCCGGCCAGCTTTCCAGTGATGTCACCGAAACCGCCAGATAATGAAGCGAGCGAACCGCCCGCCTCACGACTGAATGCATTTAAACTGTTTCCGGCAGTACCTAATGCACGTTGCAGGCCAGTAGCATCACCGTTGATATTAAAAACTAATTGTTGATTGTTCCCTGCCATGTTTAGCCTCCATTGCCAGTACTGCCAGTAATGAATTGCATCATGGCTGACTGTTGTAATTGTTGTTGTGTCAGTTGTTTTTGCTCATCTTCCTGAATACGTTCATGTACTGTCTTATTTGAAAGCAGGCCGTACATATCCCAGTCATTAACACTGGCATTCTTCATGCCTGCTTCGGTTAAATTACCAGAGGACATTAAGATAAGATGAGCAAGATTCGAATATTTAATGTGTTCGAACCTTGCTCCCGATGGTTCAATACTGGAATCGTAAATCATCAGATATTCAAATAATTCTGGATCTAATGTTTCCAGTTCTGATGGACTCAATCCACGTTTGTTAATTAGTTTCAGGGTAAACATCAAACGTGGATTGCTTCTTATTTTTTTTCGATCTGATCCTGAATTTGTGGTTCGTCTGCTTTAGGCCACAATTTCATTACCTCATTGTTAATTTCAGCGACGATAAGAGCATCAATATAATTAACATTAATTTTACCGTCTTCGTCAACATCAGAGAAAATAGGCTGACCGTCTTCATTACTGACGGTATAGAGTAAAGTACTTTTAGCATCAATGCACTTTTCGAAATTGCTGATAGCTGGTCGATGAATATGAAGTACTGCACCGTTCTTTAGGGTAACTTCGTGAAGTTCAGGTTTCAGGGCTGCAAATAGAGTATGAATATCCATTATGGCAGTAACCCCTGTGCTACTGCTGCACCGTCACAGGCGAAATTGAGAGTCATATTCACGACTTTGTCACGATCAGATTCAATCTTTTTCTCACTGATGAAACCGTTATATACGACGTATGACCCTGCTGTTTTTGTAGCGTCTGTGAAATAACTGAACTTCAACTGAATGCGAGTACCGTTCTCAAAGGCGGTAACAAGCTGTTGATGTACTGTGTTATCTGGCATCCAGTTGACCTGTAATGTTACGTCTGCGTTTGTTTTACTACCTACCAGTTTACGGTTATATGAGCTATTAAAACTCACTACCTCAATTACAGTTGCGGTGCTCCCTGTGCCTGGAAAAGCGGCAACCTCAGGAATTGATGTAAATGACGTTGCTACAGTCGGTCCGGCAGTACCGATACCTACTGTAATATTTGAACCTGTAAAAACGTCCATTGGAGTTGGCATAATGATGTCCTTATCATAGAGTTCAGTACTGGCATCCTTACCAGTACTGAATTGTTGTTTTCTTCTTATTTATTTAGTGCTGCAATCATTGCACGTAATTCAGCAATTTCATTTGCCATCGCTTCAATTTTTGCAATTGAATGATTTAGTGCAAGTGCGGTATCCATCATAATGACGTTATTATCAAGTGCTAAGGTATCGTCTTTATCACAACGATTGCCTTCATCATCATATTCTGGTGCGGCTGGAACCAGTTTAACGTACTCGCTATCAATATCGCGTAATGCGTCCTGTGCAATAATACCACGGCGTTCACGCTCCATCGGATCAAAATTATATACGAAAGTACATGGCTTCAGCTTTTTGATATTTTCATAGGATGCTTTACCGTCATCATAATTAATATCATGTTTCAATGTTGCGTCAGAAGTTGCTGCTTTCTGGAATGTGTAATTGCCACCAAAGCCACCATCGCCACTCGCCGAAGTAACCAGATCCCCCTGAACGGGCGTAAAGTACCAATATCGCGTTTTGGCACCATTATCCCCAAACTGGGTCATTGCGGTATTACCCCAGCTCGCCGTACCATTACCGACATTCCCCCACATTGTTCGAAGGTTATAGCCCCCGCCGTGCTGATACCCCCATGAAATCCCCGCTATAGCACCATTCCCCGGAGTGTCTATTGCTGTATCCGCGAAATAGGCGGCATAGTGGGGCTGGGCTGAGTTCCACCACGAGTTCACAGCAGGACTGCCCATAAACATACGTCCCGAAATTTGCACGTTGCCGTTGGACATAAAATCAAAATATCGTGATTGTGTCGTATCGGTTCCACCACCTGTCTGGTTCACAAACAGACGAGCTATAGAGTAATCCCACTCAATACGTTTAATTGATTGCAAATAAGCGGATGTTTTTTCAACACCATTTACTGTGTACAGTGATTTTAATCGACCACCATAAACAGTACTGCCAGTACCCGGTAAGGTTGCATCATTATCTGTAGCTGTAAGATGTGATGTAGTAAGGTCGCCTGTACTGGATAACGTCATAGCATCAGTAGTATCAGTTGTTCCGGTTGCAATCCTGTATGTCGTTCCCTGAACAGTTTCATGGAATGTAGCATCACCTGTACCACCACGGAATTTACGCAGATATGATTTATTACCTGCCGCACCGGAACTTAACGCAGTATAACAATATGTCGTCTGTGTAACCCCGTCCTGAATAATACTGTTACTTGTGGTCAGAGTACCTGTAACTGCTAAAGTACTTGATACACCTACTGCACCAGAGAATGTACCACCAGATTTAGGCATACCACCGAGAGTACTCAACGCTGCACTTGCTGAGGTGCTACCAGTACCCCCCTGGGAAATACTGAGAGCAGTAGTCAATCCAGTTAGACTTGTAATATCACTATTTGCTCCAGAGGATGCACTACCTGAAACATCGGTGTTCGTAAGTACTATATTACTTGTTAGAGATTTACCATTAATTGTTAATGATGTTGGTACTGTGCCTGCGATATCTGATTGAGCTAAAACGATATCACTGGAAAGCACTTTGTTGTTAACTTTTCGCGTTTGGGGTACTAACGGTATTGTTAACCCGGTAAGGGATTTAATAGTACTGTTCACACCGTTAATATCGGTGTATGCATACATCCCCCATGCACCCCATGAAATAACACCTGAACCGTTTGAATACCCGGTGCGTGTATACAAGTCGTTCGTGTTATACCTGTAGTACATTTGCGTACAGCTTTTAATGTGAGTTGCCGAGTTTTGTAGTACTACTAATGTCCCCGCAAATTGTACTGGATAATTCAGTACTGATGTTGCATTGGAATTTAGCGTTTGCTGATAATAACCTTGCAGTGTCCCATCTAAATCGTTCAGGTCAGTACCTACTGGGATAATTCCACGACTAGGTAATGCACCTACATCATCTGCATTTAACGTGATGTCACTGGCTAATGAAATCCCATTTAATTTACGGGTATTAGGTACTGCTGACACGTCATCGGCATCTAATACGATATTTGCAGAAAGCGGTTTCGAGTTCACTGTTACAGTTTTCGCTACCCCGCCGAGGTTTGAGAGTGCAGTACTTGCTACGGTTGAGCCAGTACCGCCTTGTGATACTGAAAGTGCTGTTGTTAGTCCGGTTAGAGACTTGATAGTACTGTTCACACCTGCACTGTTGATATTTGCAGTACGAACCCATGCAGACCAGGTTACAACACCACTGCTATTACCTGTGCCAGTCCTGTTCCAGATGTCATCACTACTGGCAGGGTAATAAACCTGAGTACAACTGTTCGCGTGAGTTACGCCACTCTTCAGAACAAACAATGTACCACCTACGGCAACCGGATAACCTAAAGCCGTTGTTGCGTTAGCAGTTACTGGTTGCTCATATAATCCAAATACAGACCCGTTCAGAGTATTCAGGTTCGTGCCTGCCACGATGGTTCCGTAGTACGGCATTGCTGATACATCCAGGGCACCCAGTACTAAATCATCGCTGAGTACTTGCCCGTTGATCGTTCTTGTCGTTGGTACTGCTGATACGTCTGCTGCGTTCAGAACAATGTTGGTACTTAAAGGCTTAGAGTTCACGGTTACGGTTTTAGCAACACCGCCCAGGTTACTGAGTGCAGTTGCAGCAACGTTTGACCCAGTACCGCCCTGTGCGACACTAAGTGCAGTGGTTAAGCCCGTGATACTTGTAATATCTGAGTTAGCACCTGATTTAGCACTACCGGAAATGTCAGTATTTGAAAGTACTACGTTTGATGAAAGTGGCTTTCCGTTAACAGTGGTTGTTTGTGGAACACCATTAAGGTTTTGCAGTGCCTGTGTATTCGTAACTGCCCCAGTACCACCAGAACTGATCGGTAATGCAGTACTCAACGTTGCAGATGAAGCGTTAAGACCACCAGTAATCGTCAGGTTGCCAGTACTGGAAAGTGTCAGAGCATCAGAACTATCAGTACTGGCACCTGTTGCTAATCGGTAATTTCCTGCCTGTACGGTTTCATGGAAGATTGTGTCACCAGTACCGCCACGCATTTTACGCAAATAAGATTTAGTACCTGCTGCGGCTGCGGATAGTGATGTATGACCATAAGTTGCTGCTGCAACACCGTCCTGATTAATTGCCCCGTTGACAGTTGCTCCACCAGTTAAAGTACTGGCACCTGTCACGGTTAAAGTACTGGATAGTGATAATGTTGTTCCTGACAGGCCACCTGTCAGAGTACCGCCCGTCTTTGGTAGACCATTCAGGTTACTGAGTGCTGTAGCGGCTACAGAACTACCAGTCCCGCCATTTGATACTGGCAGGATTCCTGAAACGCCCTGTGTTGCACCTGCGTTAAGTACTGGTTTATTAGCTGTGCTGTATACCTGATCGTATACGGTACTATCAGTATTCTTAATGTACAGACGTGGAGTACCTGATTCAGTAACGACCATCTGTGCTTTACTCATACCACCACCATCTACAAGGCCAACACCAAGTAGATCAACACCGCCAGGATTCATCGTATTTGTAACTGGTACTTTAATGAATGAATTACCGCCGTCAGATTCATAATGCGGTACGGTAATACCATCAGCACCTACCCCAAAATTACCCAGTACTAATGGGAATTGATCATCAATCGTTCCCTGACGAACGATAGAATCAGGAGTAAAAGTCCAGGTACGCCCGTATACTTTATTAATGTCTGCGTCATCCTTTTGTGCAGTAATACGCCCATTAAGAATAATGTAGTTCTGGCGTAGTGATGTCTGACTTTCATAAAGACTGAACTTCAACTGAAATGAACGATTTACAGCGTATGCATTGCTGAGGAACATATGACCTGTATTTGTTGGTACATAATTTACTACAATGCTGATGTTACTGATTTTAAGACCACCAGTGATGATGCTAGTAAATTCCTGATCATATGTTTCTATTGTTTGTGTGGTACTGTTGATTTTAACTTCTGGAAATGCAGCCAGATTATCAATAATCGTATAGATAGATGTTGGGTATGTATTATTCAGATCAGTACTGTAGGATAGCAACGTGCGGTTGCCGAGCATAATTCCTGCCATTATTGTTATTCTCCATTATTTGTAGTACGTGCGATGTAATTAATCTGGCACGTTGTCATAATGGTATTTATGGCTGTATCCGGGTCGGTATCATCGACTACTGAGAGTAATTTTAATGAACTAACATTAATGCCCTTCTCTAACAGGCCAGCAACTAATTCAGTACTGAATAATACTGAATGTACTGAATCCATTGTTTGTTGTGCTTTTGATTCACTCTGCGATGTTACCAGCACATCCATTGTCATCATTACAGAATGTCTAGTACTGTATTCTAGTTGTTCGTATTGTTCGGTTACATTGCTGATCATCAGAATGTAATCACTGGATGTCTGAGTGTTAGTTTTTGCGGCCTTTCTTACTTTCAAACCAGAAGACGAAAAAAGGCTTGAAACATGATTTTTAATAATTGAAATGTTCATGTATTCAAGCCTCTGTAATAGACGTTACATAGACCTGACAGATCATCAATGATGTTATAAACCTCATACTGAACATTATTCAGTACAAAGGAATCATCATAGGTGATCTGGTCACGGCGGCATGTAAAGTAGTTTTCTGTTGTTTGTATCAGTCCTTCGGTAGTTTGAATTTCTATTTCGGACTGTTCGAAAATGGCAGTAATAGTACTGCCATTGTCTAGTACTAAAGGTTCACCAAAACTGTTAATCAGAGCATCCATACATTGCGTATTAAATGCTCTCATCGGATTAGGCCAGTTTGATGATACGGAAGGCTTCAGGCACCAGTACTGCGAAATCCAGATCTGCCCACACGCGAGCGATTACAGAACCGCGATTACGGTTAGTGGTATCGTCCATATCCAGCTCCAGAGAGTCACCCCACTGTGCAATAGCCAGTTTGGAGAAGTCACCGAGAATAATGAAGTCCTGACCAGCCAGTACTTTAGAGTCATAGGCAGGTACACCACACAGATCGCCATCGTCGAACAGGTAAACGCCTGCGGTGTTGTCGCCACGCAGAGTACTACGCAGAGTTGCTTTGGTCTGTGGTGACATTACGGCTGCGATAGAACCGAAAGATACGCCAGCGTCACCGAGTTGGCCTTGTGCTGCTACGATACCTGCATAGGTATATGCGTCTACAGTTTCGACTTTGCCCGCTGCTACTACTGCATCTACGATACCTTTCAGGATCAGTGCTTCCAGACGTTCAGCAGAACCGGCAACAATGGCCTGTGAAACAATCTGTTCTACTTGTGGGCATGAACGAACCACCGAACGTGATAACGGAACTGAACCAGTGAAGGTCTTAGGTTTCAGTACTACAGATTCGAAATTAGCATCAACTTCTGGTGATACACCATTCTCAGAAATAAAGCCGAAACCTGCGGTGAAATCGCCAGCCAGTTTAGGTACTGCAATTTCAGAGGTCAGTCCGGTAAACATCTGTACTGGGAAATTCTTAAGAACAGATTCAGCACGCAGAATATCTACGAATGAACCGTACAGTACATCAGTGTGAATAATATCCTTTGCAGTAGTGGTAGTTACACCAGCACGTACAGCCTGTGCGAAATCAGCGTTAGCAACTACTGCACCGTTTTTACCGGATGGCAGAGATTTGTCACCGTCCATAATAGAACGGATCAGAGTGTTTAGAGAGAATTCCATTTTATCATCCTTGATAATGGGTTTATTTTTAATTTGTTGGCGAAACGCATCAATGCTTAAGCCAGTTTCGATTGCCTGATTTGTAATTTCAGCGTGGATATTGAATGCACGTGAAATAGCGTTAATTTCGGCAATGCGTTTTTGATCTTCTTCGGCCTGTTCTTCCTGAACGGCTGAATCATCATTTTGTTCTTCTGGTTCCGGCTGTTCGCCATCGCCATTACTTTCACTGTTATTTATCGTTTCCGCTTCGGTATCGATTTCGGGATCAGACTCAGTAGCAGTAGTAGTACTTTCAGTATTTTCATCGGGTTCATTTTCAGTTTCCTCGTTTCGTTCCTCTTGTTCGGCTGGCTGCTCGTCGTTATTTTCGGGTTCAGGTACTTCTGGTTCCTGCTCTTCTTCAAGAGAACGCCCTACTCCGACTAGATCGTCAGCGGGTACTGAAACCATGCTAATTTCGTATGGTTCCCATTTGGTAACTAGGAGGTTGTCACCTTCAATTCGATAATCGAGAATGGAATAACCAACTGAAACTTTGCTTAAAGTACTTTCACGTACCATTTCGAACTTTTCAGCACCCATACCAACTGAACTGAAACGCACTAATGCACGGCCTACATGGTCAGCATCAATACTGGCTGACTCAATAACGCCGATATGATTATCAAAGTTGTGGTTATAAAGCAGAGCGGCCTTATTCTGTAGTCGTTCTAGATTGACGTTCTCAGGGTTATGCAGAAGAATTTCGTTATATTCCTGACCACCGATAGTACGTACTACTGGATTTTCAGAACTGAAAGCTAACAGTACTGTACGGTCGTTATTATCAGAGAGTACGTCACTCGTTAGCGTCATCTCCCGTTTCTGGTTTTTGTTGAATTTCATTTGAACTTTCCTTGTTCATTGTTGCTGTTTTATTTATCTCCATCTCTGCTTCACGCTGTAACTCCTCAAACACGTGCATTGGCTCCATGCCTAAATCACGAATAATTTGAGACTTCGATTTAACGCCCATATCTAAAAGCGTCTGCTCGAATTGAGCATCTTTATTAGGATCGAGACTTACCTGTTTAACAGTGATGAATGTACTGTTAGCGATGTTCTCAAAGTTGGTGAAACTCAGTTCCTTAAGTTCAGTAACCATGATTCTTTTAATAAACTCACGATAGATAGGCTTGAGTACTTTAGAAATAAGGAGATTTGAACGAGTCTTGAACCCTTCACGGCTAATTCTGTCTGCCATCTTCGCAGCACTGAATGACGCATTTTGTGTGTCACCAGTTAGCATCGACTTTGGTACGGATAAGCCAGTTGAAATTGTCGTAAGTACTGCATCACTGAACTCTGTGATTTTGTCAGTACCTGCCTGCGGGTTCAGAGTCTGAATCTGTTGGCCTGGTGCAAGTTCTTTAATACTGCCCGGTTCAAAGTGTTCGACGTATTCACGCTGTTCTGTTTCACCGTCTAAGAGTTCATCCTGTGTATTATCGCTATTGGTAATGAACCCCATAGCCGAACTTGCGATCTTTTTCTGTAGTACTGCCGCTTCGTTATAGCTATTAAAGTCCTCCAGGGTTTTCATTACTGCAATACAGTCCGGGAAACCTCGTTCCTGTCCTGGGAATTCTGGAATGAAATAATGCAGTACTTCACTGGCTGGTACACGTTGAGTACTGTTGGTCTGAATCGTGTAATTAAGCGGGTTAATATCGGCTACGTGATAGGCCAGTACTCGACCGTGCTGATCACGCTCTATCCCATTACTGATGTACGAACCATTTTTCAGTAGCTCGTTTTTAGTACTGGGAATACGACTAGCATCGATAATCGATACCTGTAGTTCATCACCGTCTGTATGCAATCGAACAAAACATTCACCATCGGTAGCTCTTGCACGCTCTACCAGTTGTTGAAAGATGTCGAATGACAGAGAACCATCAGTACTAAAGCGGTTTGCATCTGATGCCCACTCGTAAAACAGCTTGTCTAAACGGTCTGCCAGTACTGGATCAGTCTGCCCATCGAGGCCAATTGGTGAAGGTCGAACGGTGATACCGTCTGCCCCTGCCACTGTGCCAGAACTCAGTGATACGTAACGACGTGCATAAGGGTTCTGTAGTACGAGAGAACGGCTTGCATCACGCAGCGAGGTTAGGGATTGTCTCAGTACTGCATTGATGTTTACGTTCTGAACACCAGTACCGTGACTACCGATAACCTTTGTCGGTAGTCCAGTTAATGATCTGGTCTGTGTCTTGAAGTCTGTATTGCTAGGTTGATATTTACGGGCTTGTACTGCTTTAGGCTTTGGTATTTCTTGTGGTAGTACTGCTGGTTCAATTTGCCGTTTATTGAAAGGCCACATTCCTTGTGATCTCCTATGTTAGCGGCAATGAATAGTACTTTTGAAGAACGTATTGCTGCCTGTTTTGTTTAGTTGTTTTTTCAGATCATTGACCTGTTTAGTAATACCGTTTTTCAGACTGGTTAAGGTGTTAAGGTCTTCCTTAACGAGGGTCTTATTGTTGATAGTCAGAGTACTGGTATCGCCGTTAATACGTGCTGTAATGACTTTATTAATGTCATCAAGCTGTGATTGCAGTTCTGTTAATCGGTCTGTCTGTGCCATTGGGTCAATGACGGTTACAGTACTAATATGAATACTCAGCTCACCATTGTTGTTATATACGACTGAGTAATAACCCGGCTTCCATTGTGAGGAATCGATAGTTACCGTTTCAGTATCGTTCTCTGTGTTGTGTGTGAATAACGTATCAGTACTGTTTCCGATTTTTAATGTTGTATTAGGCTGTAGTACTTCGTGAAGTACTTCACCGATATAGATTTTATCTTTCATGTTTATTTATCCTTAGCCGAACCATGATTTACCAATACTTTTGGCTTTTGGTTTAGTGTATTTATTGTTTTGTTCGGAAGGTTGTTTGACGGGTTGTGATTGTTCAGTACTGGTAGTTTCGGTACGTTTGCTACTGCGATATTCACGCAGTTTCTTGAACGGTTGACCGCCTAGTTTACTCAGAGCCAGTTTCATCATGCAGAGGCTGTAGACCAGCGTATCAAGTGCCTCATTACGACGGCCTGTGATCTGCTTCCATCGAACACCACTACCCGAACGTTCTAGGTTTTCTGCTGTGACCTGTTCGAAATAGTCATCAGGCAAATCGTGTGCAAAATGTATGGTTAACGGTGCATCCGTTTTATCTGCTACTGCGTTGTTTAGCAGGCTACGTACCCAAGTCTTACCCTCGTGTACGTTCAGCATGTAGAACTGACGGCCTTCTGAGGTACTGCGTTTGAACAAGTCACCTTTGGTATTCGAGCTGCCTTTAATCATTTCGAACTTCTTATACTGCTGACAGAAACTGTGTACCGTCTGCATCGCTCTACCGTTACCACCGTCAACAGCTACTTTCAGTACTGGCAAATCACGCCCGGATACTGTTTTGAAACGTTGATTACAGAATGTCGCAAGGTCGGTATAAGCCTTTGCCCCTTTGATTTCACAGTTTGGACTGTAGAAATAACGATGTCCGAGAACGAATAGTTCTGTTTCGTTGAAACCTAATACAGTTGCTTCAAGTCGGTCTAATTGCTGGTCACAACCTACGACAATTCCCAGTACTGAATCTGGTATATTCTTTAAATCGAATGAGTCATCACGTAAGTTCTCTAATGCTAGATCGTCAATTTCTTCCTGAAGGTCTGAGTAATGAAGTCCGAGTACTGTATTGTAAAATGACTGGTAGTTGTACTCGAACCAGGCTAGTTCAAACTCTTTTGCAATAGTCTGAATAGTACTATTAGGACTGTATAGGCGGTTAATATAGAATCCTGCTGTGTCCGTTACAGATGGGTTTTGGGCAATCCAACGTCCACCAGCTACCATTTTAATTCGTTGAGATTCGGTTATTTCATTATTACATTTTGGGCAGTGTAATTTTGCAGTACTGGAATCTGGAATATCTCGCTTGCCGTTCTTCTTCCAATCGAATTTTACGTTTTCCCATTTCAACGTGTGTTCATGCTGGCAGTGTATGCACTTAACAAAGTATTCTCGTTGGTCTGAGTTCTGATATTCAACATCTATTGCATCGCCTGAAAATGTAGGAGTACTTGAAATGAGGATTTTGGCTTCCTGTCCGAAGTCAGTAGCCCTCTGCTCTGATAAGCGGATCGGGTTCCCCTCTTCTGAGTGCTGATCGATTGCAGATACTTCATCAAGTATGATTCGCTTGAGGGTTTTACCGCGTAGTGCTTTAGCAGATCCGAGAGTCATGAAATACAAGAAAGAACCGTCTTTTAGTTCTGTCTGCTGTTGGTTATTTGCTTTCGTCTTGTCGTTCTTGTCTGTGACTAAATCATTAAGTACTGGTACAGCTTCAATCGTTTTATCAATCTTCGCTGACTTCCACTGTTTTAATTCTGACAATGAACTCTGGGCAATGCCAATATTAGAACTATCAGTAGCCATCCAATAGAACAGTGCTGAATTGAGTAGAGTAGTCTTTGCTATCTGGGCACTAGTTTTATAAATAACTTTTCGGTACTGGTCAGACTCAATAATATCTAACATCTCTTTCTGAAATGAATATAGCTTTAACTTCTGTCCGGCTGCTGCACCATCAGGGAGTACTAAATGAGTCTCAGCCCATTCACTGGGCTTTAACTTCTGTGGAGGTTTGATTATTGGCACTGCATATTTCAGTACTGTTATTGTCTTGTTCATTTTGTCCGGCATCCTTGCCTTGTTCGTCCTCTTCTGGTACTTCGAATTTCATATCACCGATTTCATTCAGCATTTCGTCAATTCTGGCCTGCAATATTCTTTTTACTTTCAGTACTGAATCTTGTTCGAAAACTTCATGTTGAATTTTGTTCGGTAGTGAGCGGATATAATCACGTAACGTTTTAAAGTACTGGGTAAGTTCTCTGTGAACTTCATCGGCTTCGATTAGTTGATCCAGTTTTAATTTTACTTCGGCTTCGGCTAAATCTGCCTCTGCCTGCATTTTGCGTAGTCGAGCCTGGTCGATCTTGTCTCGTACATCACCATCACGTAGCGGCGTTAAAATGTTGTCTACGATCCATGCACGTGCATTCTCTTCTGTGTCTGTAGGCATCCCGCGTTTCTGCCATGCCAGTACAGTACTGTGTTCATAGCCGTAATCACGGCCTAACTTTCTAATTGAAATTGAGGTGGACATAATATTACCCTGACTGTTGTTCTTATATTTATCAGGGTTTAGTACTGGATATTTTGCGGTGTGGTTCGTTGATCAAAAATTACACATACGTAAAAAAGAACTCGCTGCCGAACACTGCCGAGGCTACCCCATTCAGGAGTACCTTTTAATGCTTCTGTATCGCTCTATATGCGTCTGTACTGAATTAAACGCGTCCGTGCGTTAATATTTCTAGCGTTGTTTGTAAAGTGATACAGGCTGTTCTGAGAGGTATTCTAAATAGTAATCACGGATTGCAATAACTTCTTGTCTGTAGAACAAATGGTTAACACCAGAATATAGTTCTTCTACAGTTTGCCAGTACTCAACATTCATAAAGTCTTCGGCAACAGTCAGTAATAGGCAACATGCCCTGCCCAGTTCTTTAGCGGTTGGTTCTTCCGAACCCTGTTCAAACTTCGAAATTAGTTCTAAAGCGTTGTGTGTCAGCTTGATACTTTCATCAGCAGACAATGATTCAAATGCAATAGTTTCATCTGCAATAATTCGTACAATTTTCATACACTTCCCAGTGTTATTCTTTTAACTCCGGTCAGTCTGGATCTTATCTGTACTGTCTGCAATACTGTACAAATATACAGTATAAAGGGAGGGTATAGGGATGGGTAACAAAGATGGGTATGACGCGTCGATCACCAGTGGCATACAGCGGTTCGTACATCATGGGCAATGGGCAACAGTATGTTACTGGGGGTCAGCTTTGGAAGAGTTCAGGATAGGTGATAAGGTCTTTTTCCAGAACGAGCATAGGCAGTACTGGTTAGGTCAGATTCAACCTGAATGCTTTGTACTGCTCTACCCTGAACCTCTACCACGAGTACTGGATGGTTTGAGCTATCTGAACTCTGTACACCGTATGCACCAGATGCATGACGAGGAGGATTGGTTCTGCGACCAGGGTGAACTGCCCTTCTGATTGAATATCACGGTTCAGTACTGTTCAGCAGTGCCAGCGGTAATCGGGGCAATAGAGCAGTACTAGACCCTGCATCATATTCTGTTGTTCAGGTTCGGGATGGCTAAAGTTGATATGGAGTATTTCGCTATATTCGTCGTACTTCATATCTAGCTTGATCAGTGGCTCTGTATCGATGACGGCTAGTAGTTCCTGAACCATTTCAAAATACAGTTCAGTACTGCCATATAGCGGAAGATGGATTGATGTTCTCATAGGGTAATTACTCATGTGTGTTTGAGTATTTACCTTCCATGAATTGTTGGTATGACCGTTAAGATTATTGCAGCCAGTACTGAATGAGGATGACAGATTAGGGTTCAGTACTGGCATTAATGAGTTCGACAGTGGCAGTACTTTTACATGGAGTCCACTTCGACACTCACCCGCTTACCGCCCTGATAACGTATCAAGAAATGGTACGCCTTATCGCATGTGACGTTCGCAGTTGTACCGCTTGAGAACCAACTGGTTTCAGTCTTGATGCTGTCTACCTGGTCGCACTGATAGCCAGAGAGTACAATGTCACGCTGTGCTTCATCTTTCAGAGCTTTGTCATCAGCGGCAAAAGCTATGATAGAAACCAAAAGTAAACCTAACCCACTCATTTTTATCATTAAAATTCTCCAGCATCCCGTAGTTGCTTATCCGTTGCAAAAAAGTTTACAACTTTATCGATCGGTCAAATCTTTCATAACAGTGTATTCAATAGGTGGATTCGATCAATATTTAAGATACTTCCTCTACCAACTTTGGTAGTTAAGGCATAGTGATAAAGCAAGTTTTTCGCTATAGAACGGTGTTCTGGTATCGCTTGGGGTAGATTTCGGAAGAATGGCTTGATGCAGAGCGTCGTATACAACTGGTACACAAATCGTTTATAACTGGTTTTATCCCACTATGTTTAGTAGGGGTTAACAATCCATCACCACAGCTTAAATTAAAATGACATAATGTTTTGGCGGGGATTTGCATTACTAGTAATTCAAATTATTCAAATTGAAACTAATAATCAGACATTGAATAGCAGGGTATACATATGGAAATCATCGGCTTATTAATTTTAGCATGGTTAGGTTATGTAATTTTTGGCGGTTACAACAAGGCAAAAACACGCAGATATCATGCAGTTGTAGCTCGGGCAAAGAGAGGCTTAACGGAAACTAAAGATCTTTATCGCCCAACCTGGAGCAATAACGAGGATAAACGGAATGAGTTTATCGGAGTGGTGCGAACTCTCAGTTACAAACAGGGAGTACCAGTTAGTTATTTAGACCAAATTTTCCGAAGCGAGGAGTTTTCCCGTGTAGTAATGAAGTTTACCGCCCTGCTAGAAAACAATAACTTGAGTTTTACATCTCAAAAAACTGCGGTGAGTGAGCTTATCAGGGATATGTGGAAAGATGGTGTAGAAATGCCACCATCAAATACTAGATTACAGCAGATTATCAGTTTCCTCGATTCCAAAATTCCTAATAATTTTTCTGCCGGAGCTGTCGCAACGCGATTATACTTGGATGCGAACTTCATACACGCCGTAGATATGTTTAATAACCCTAATGCGGTGTCTTTTGAAAAGAAATATGGTCATGACATTTCAAGTGAAGCTAAGGCATTCTTTGATAAAATTGATGTTACGAATGGTGCTCAGTATATGGAGTTAAATTACCAAAGTCATACTGTTAATCTTACCGAAATTAGTAGATTTATCTCTTCTTTCAGTAACAAAAAATCTTCAGACGAACTTTTACTGAAGCTGTGGGCCGCTGAACATCTTATTGAAAAATGGAAACTCAGCTAA